AAAGTCGTTATAACCTTCAGCAGCTTTGCCCGTCATCCAACGTGCTTTAGCCTCTGCTTTACCATCACCAAGCCCTACAATATTTTCAATAGGCAGGTTAACGCCAAGCGCGTCCATAAATTCTTTTATAGGACCAGCAGCGTTAGCAGGGCGAGCTGTAAGTATAAATACATCTTCAACACCTCGCTTAGCTACGATGTTTTCTATAGCCTTAAACACAGGGCCTCTTTTACCATCAATAACCTTGCTAAATTCTGAGAAATCAAACTCAGCTCCTTGAACTTCAAGCTCTCCGGCTTTCTCAGCAAACTGCGTAGCATTAAGCTTACCAGTTGTACCATCAGGCATTTCATATAATACTTGACTGTTTGATCTAGCAAGCGTATCATCGAAATCAAATACACGTATCTTTTTGACAGGCGCTTTAGGGTTTCTAGCATTAGCCATAGCCTTATCTGCGTTGCTTAGATTATCAAGTACTTCTTGATTAGGTACTTCCTTGCTAAACTTATTAGACGCTGGACCTTTGTTGTTATTGTTTGTAGATGCTTTAGGTATAGATTTTAATTTAGCAATTTTATCTAAGCTATTCTGACCTGTTTTAGCGGTTATATCCCCGCTTAATACTTCTTTTAATATTTTATTTTGCTCAAATACAGTTTCAACATTTACATCACTAGGTTTTAAAGCAACACCTAGTTCTTCAGCCATAGTTTGACCTGTTTCGTAATTAACAATACTATTAAGATCGATACCAGCTTCAATAAATCTAATAGCAGGGTTGTTTGCTATAGTTGTTCCAACAGGCAGCGTAGCATCTAATTTAGCATCATCTAATTTTTGATCGTCAGCTTTAGAAAGTTTAGTTTGATAATAATTCTTTTTAATATCAGCCATTATTTGACTGGTATTATTTGTAGCAAAGCCATATATAATTGAAGCGCCGACTACAGATGCTGGAGGGTTGTGTTCTTCTCTAAATTTATCGCCTGTTCTCTGCTTAGGGGTAGTACCGTATTGTGGATTTTTAGAAAAATATCTAAACGGTGCTGCTATTTTAATAAGACCAGTCGTTGCTTGATAGCCTTGCGCTATAACCATAGCTGCTAATTCTTTAGGCATACCATTCTGTATAGCCTTGTCCAATTGATTTACAACATCGTCAAGCACTTGTGTGTTAATTTTTGCTTGAGCTTTTCCTTTGTCTGTATCAACATCTTTAATATTAACCCTTTTAGCTTTAGGTTTTTGATCTCCTTTTGAGTTTGCTTTAGCTTTATCTAAAGCTTTTTTGTAAGCTGGGTCATTGACACCATAATATAATCTACCTCTATTTGGTAAAAGATTAGTAACGTTTTTTGGAGGAACAATTTTTTTACCAACAGTACCGTCAGCTTTAATTACAGGTTCTCCTTTAACCCAATCTCCGTTATCTAACGCGTACCAGTAATCACCTTCTTTTGCTTTAGTTCCAGTTCTTTCTAAAAAAGCGTTTAGTTTTTTAGCTTCAGTTGTTAGCTTTCCTTTTTTTGTTTTTCCTACTTGAGTTCTAACAGCGCCACCAAAAGCAAAAGATCCTGCTAAAAATACATCTTCAGTAAGTTTATATTTTTCTATAGCATCTTCAAAAGAAGTTTGTATTTCAGCTCTTTTATTATCAGGAACGCTAGCACTATCCATGTTTAGTGTTTTTAGCACCGCGTTAATATCTCTAGCTCCAGTAACATCTATTAAAACTTCTTCGCTAAACATAAGTCTAGATCTACCAGCTCTAGTATCTGCTCTTTGCTGTTTAGGAGCACTCTCTTGCAATGATTTGTCTGCGACAGATAAAGCAACTTGACCGCCACGCATACGTGCCCAGGCAGCAAGCTTTGTAGCATAGTTTCTTCTTTCGTTTTTACTAAGCTCGTTTAAATCAACGTCAATACCAGCCCACTCTCTGGCTTTTGATACAGCTTGCGGACTTATTTTACCTTGTCTATTAGGTCTAAACTCTGGTTTTAATCTATATACTTTAGTTTGAGTAGTCTTACCTTTGCTTCTACCAGACTTGTTAGTAATAGCCATTGCTCTAACAGCTCTATCTGTACTTTCAGAAGCTGGATCTGTGTAAGGTTCGTAAAAGAAATCTAATACTGTTTGACCTATTTTCATAGATCGACCTCTAACTTCTGGACTTACTGGTACTCTTTCACCTTGCTCTGTAATAGTCGACTCCATTGTTGTGACGTTAAACTCAGGCATAGTCTTTATAGACCTTTCAGTCTCTTGAGCGTTAGAAAAGTCTTGTTGTATTCTACCAAGCTCTGAAGTTTCAGGTTTGTTTTTAGAATAGGTTAAGTTATCTACTTTTTCTATTTTATCTTCAGGAACATTATATATTTCCGATGCAAATTTAGAGCGATTGTTATTTAATATTTCTACAGATGAATCACCTTCATTTATTTTTATTTCTTTTTCTAACGTTGGTAAAACTTTTTTAACTCTAGGACTTTTTCTTACATCAATTAGTTTAGATCTACCTGATTCTTCAGCTTGAGCTCTTTCCTCTATTTCAAAAGCTTGTTCAGCTGTTTCGTCCGCAAATTGAGTTTGCTCTACAGCTTGTGTTATAGTAGATTGACCTGTACGTCTAGTGTAGTCTTCTACAATTTTAGGACCAACACGTCTACCTAATATATTACCTACATAAGTACTAAGCTGCATCGGCTTTCCAGTCACTCTATTCGTCGGTGTGTAATTTTTCATTACACTTTCAAATTGATTGTTTATATCGCTTATTACGTTTTCATCAACTTGAAGTGGAACACCTCTTTGTTTAGCCCATCTTTGTAGCGCGTCTATACCTAGTCTTTGGTATTGATCTTGTAGACTAGAAATGTCCTGCTCAGACATAGACTCTTTATTGTTTTTATATTGAGCGGCTAAATCGTTAACAGCTTGGCTTGAAAAAGCTTGTCTACCTTTAGAAACAGTTTCAGAAACAGTTTCAGTTTCTGGCCTGCCCTCTTGTATAGATTGTACATCTTTAACAGTTAAAGATCCTTCTCTTAATTTAGTACCTAACGATTCTAAAAACTGTACAACATCTGTTTCACCTTTTAAATTAAAATTACTTTGATCATTTGTAATGTTTTTAAACACCTTTGGTATACCTATACTTAAAAAGCCTAGTAATTTTTTATTCTGTGCCGCTTCTAAGTCCAACCTATTAGATCCAACTTCTTCTAAGAACTCAGTTAAAACTTCGTCAGCACCTTTACCTTTAGTTCTTTTTACTATTCTATTGTAAGCAGACTCGTTTGTGTTTTTAAGATGTTGTAAAACTGTACTTGCTAAACCGTTAAAAGCTTCTGGTTGAGAACTAAGACCTTCTGTAAAAATAGTGTGACCTATTTCATGTATACCAGTTTGTGTTCTACCATTGTTAATAGCGTTTTCTCTTACTACTACTATATCGTAAGTATCTTTACCTGTTTTATTATCTAAACCTAAGGTGTTAGAAGCGTTTACTCTACCAGAGTTAACACCTCTTGTAAAGTTTGCTATATTTTGTTTAGCTTCTTCTTGTGTTATAGAATTATTTGGATCAGCAGCTCTAGCATCCATAGCTTCTTTATAAGCTTTTATAGCATCTGCTTTAGTTTCTGCTATTACAACTGTTTCATCAACCCCAGCTTCGCGATTGACTTTATTAGCTTTAATTGCTTGCTCTATGTTTTGATCAAATGTTTCAACTTGCCAAAGCTTTTCAGCTCTTTGTTTTAATTGAGCATTTGTAAACTCACCGCCTTCCTGTTCAAGTTCTACCTTAGCCATGTCAACATATCTATTACGTTCTTTAGTTGGAAGTAAATCTATATTAACCTTGTAGTCTTTTCTAAAACTATCTCTAGCTTGTTGGAGATTATCAAATTTCTTTTTTATAGCTTCAAGCGCTATGTTTTTTTGTTTTTTACTTAAGTCTTTACTTTCTATTATAGCTTTAGCTTGTACTCTCAAAGACTCTTGTTCAGAAGTAGCAGCTGCAAATAAATTAAAACCTTCAGCTGTTAAGTTAGCAGCTACTTTTTGTTCTACTTGAGTTACAATATCGTTATTAGCTTCGTTTAAATCAGCTATTTGTTTCTTTATTATTTTGTATTCTTTAGTTCTTTTATCTAAAGAGTTACCAACTTCTGTAAGCTTGTCTATTTCTTTTAAATTATTTCTAAAACCTTCGTAGCTATTATAGTCAGAAAGATTAGCCAAAACAATACCTTTAACAGCTGGCATAGAAGAAAACGTAGCACCAAGCATGCCTCCGGTAAAAGCAGCATGATCAACATTGTCAAATATAGAAACACCTTCTTTACCCCTTGCTATATCAATTAAGTTTTGCACAGCTACAGTAGCTCCTTCAGTAGAAGATTCTATTAAAGGATCATATAAAAAAGTTCTTTTTAAATTTTTAGTTACAACTTTTTTAACACCTTCGTTTATTAAGTTTCTTTTTCCTAAAGCCTCAGCCGCTGCGTTACCTCGTTTGAATATACGCATTGAAGGTAAGAAACCTAAACCGACTTCAGCCGCGGCATACCCAGCAGATACAACTGCTTTTTTACCTGTGGACATTTCAGTACCAAGAGCATCTTCTTCTTCTTCAAGCATACGTCTAGTATCACTATAGCTACCAAGACCTAAACCTATAGCCCCCGGCACTTGACCAGATGCAAGCATGGCAAATGTACCAGTTTGACCAGCTGTTTCTGTAAGCATAAACTCCCCAAAGTTTTCCCAACTATCAAAAGCTTCATCAAAACCAACGTCTTCTTTGAACTTTTCTCTATATTGAGATTCAGCTTTAGAAATTAAATCATCTGAAAAATCTGCTAAATCATTTAAATTATCGTATAGATCAACAATAGTTTGATTCTTAAATTCTTCACGATCATTAAGATCTGTGAAAAGTCTTGCGGCACCACCGACAATACCCCAGCCAGCTTTGCCTAGTTGTAACTCAGCGAATGATCCAGCTTTTTGCCACGTGCTATAGTTTTTCTTTAAAAAATCTAATTCGGTTTTAGCATCATCTAAACGTAGAGGAGTTTCATCTATCTCTTTACCTAATTTATATAACGTGCTTGAGACTTCTTGATTTTCTTCAGCTAATTCTTTATATAAATTAAACGTAGCTTTAGGAACTTCTTTACCATTTGTTAACACAACTGTCTCAGCACTTTCAACAGCGGTTTTGTATTTACCTAGAAGATTATTATATAAATCAACGCTTGCTTGTGTTAGCAAATTCTCAGGGTCACCTAAATCTTTTAATCTTTGTAAATAAACATCCGCATCTTTAACACTTTTTAAACCTTCTAAATCAAAACTATAATCAGGATTTTCAAACTTACTAGATATATTTTTAAGATTAAAAGCATTAGGGCTTTTCTTATACTTATTAAATAAGGTAGCGTATTGCTCATTTAAACCTTTATATTTTTCATCTAAATTAATAAACTCATCTACAGCGTAAGGAATTAATTTTTTTCTTTCATCATTAGATATTGAATTTAAATAATCATTAGATTTACTTTTTATTTTTTGGTATTTAAACTTAGCCTTAATGTTTTTTTCAGCTATACCCTGAATTTGTTGATTAGTAGGATCTTTAACACCTTGTTTTACCAGATATTTTTTAGCATCTGAAAGTTCAGCACTATAAGGTTGAAACACAGGTGCGGGTTCTCCAGCTTCGTTAACGTCAGATCTGTATATTAAATCTGCTTCTTCAAAAAACTCACCTGTGGTAGGATCTTGAAATCTTTCATCAAAAATTGTTTTAATTAAGTTTTCTCCAGTATTAGGATTGTACGGTTGTAATTCTCTAGTAACACCAGACGGTGTAAAATCAATAGGATTGTCTAGTACAGCTTGTTCTTCAGCTGTTAACTTTATAGCGTCTTTATAATTACCAAACAACTGTAAATCCCCAGAAGTATCTACCGATTCTAATTCCGTATTCTCGGGTGCTTGCCCGGTTACTGGTGTTGCAGTTGCACCCTTTGCCACAGCACCGTTTGTCTTTCCCTCAGTTACAGGTGTTTGTATTTCGTCTGTAACTACAGTATTATCTTCTTGTATTTCCTCTGTAATTACAAAATCATCTTTGTAATCTTCAAGATATTGATCAATTGTTATACCTAATGAATCTGCTTTTTGTTTTAACAAATCTTCAGATACTGTTTGACCCTTATAAGTAATTTCTTTAGCCATGTGATTTAATTTAATTTCCTGGTAATTGATCTATAGTTGTAATCTGTGGTATAGTTTCAGTAGATACACCCTTTAAAGTAGAAGGATCACCTCCATATATTCTATAAATTTCTTTTTTAATCTCTTCAGAAGTTAATCCTTTTATAGGTCTAGTAGAAACTTTAGAACCTCCATACAAAAACTGAACACCGCCACCCTCTACAGGTTTAACTGTAATACTTTTTTGACCAGTCAAATCAGTAGTCATACTAGAAACTAATTTGTCTATGGCTTTAAACTTTTCATCAACACCTTTATCACCTATAACAGTTATATCACCTACTTCAACTTCCATAGGAAAAGTTTCAATTCTTTCTAAATTAATAGGCTTTGAATCGCTTGGATCAAAACCATCATCGTCATCATTTCTTCTGTAAATCTGTGGCTTTGTTTCGGTAATAGTAAAATACCTACCATCTTCATCTTTGTTTATAATTCTACCACCAGTGAGATATTCAATAACCTCTGTTTCTATATCTGTAGTTATTATACCAGCACGATCTTTTCCTTCTTTATACATTTTAACTAACTCAGGCCCACCCAT